ACTACGAGCAGTGGTTAGAAGAAAAGGAGTTAGAATATGCGTAAATATATAGTAACGATGACGATTTCACAATGTGTAGAAGCGCATGATGAAGACGATGCTGTCGAAGAAGCCAAACATTTATTTGAGTATGGTGATTTACACGACGCAGAAGTAGAGGTTGAGGAACTAGAAGATGATAACCTTTGTGCGTCTGTCGCCTAGTAAAAGATACCTAGCCAAAGGTGTCCTTGAATACGACATGTGGGTAGAGTTCGATGCCAGCGAAATACCTGCAGGGATGGACGAGTATGAGTATGCTCGTCACCTAGCAGACATGGGGAAGTGGCATGAAGAAGAGCCAGTGTCAGGTGACTTTCGTGTTACATCAGTGGATAAAATCGAGGAGTAAAAAAATGGTTGACATACCCTTCAGTATCTCTTATACTGAGATGGTAATCATGGTCGGTGTGTGGCTTAACGCATTGATTAACTTATACAATTTCACTAACAGAAAGAAGTGATATGACTAAAAACAGATACGAAGTAACTTTTGTAATCGAAACAGATGCAGAGGATGTCGGGCGATTGCCGTGGTATCCTATCATAGGTGATGATGTCATGCCTGTCGATTGGCTTGAATACATAAGAGTGCGACAGCTTGCAGACACGGAGTTGAATCTAAAAGATTTAACACCTGAAGATAGCATCACTATGATTGACATGACATATCAGGCTACCGAAGAAGACAAGCCTGTTGATTACATCAAGCTGGTGGTAGACAATGACGCAGAAGATACAGAAGATAAATCCGATAGCGAAGACCCTTCAGGAAAGTAAGTATGCCCAGAAAAAAACAAAGCCCAGAAAGGGCAAAGGCTCATACAAAAGAGACAAAGCAACTACACGTTCAGTTGATAGTGGAGATACCCAAGAAGGGTAATGAACACGCAATCTACTGGGATTGGGAAAAGATAACAGGATTAAAGGTTAAACAACTGGTCGTATCAAACGTACCAACAAGCGAGGAAATATAAAAAGGATGAGTAACAAACACAAAAACATGCAAAAGAAATGGCATGAAGATTGGATTGCAAGAGATTGGAAATCCAATAGAAAAGGTAACTACTACTACGTAACTTCAAGTAAAATGAACTTATACTGGAAGGGTGTTAAGCTAGGTAAGGAATGGCAACACGAGGAGATTTGGAACACATGAGTAACTTAGGAATGATAGTTTTTGTAACCATATTTATTATTATTTATTTAGTGGGGCAGGGATGATACTTGAAGCATTGACGTGCATGGCACTGAACATTTACCACGAAGCACGTAACCAACCAAGCATCGGACAGATAGCTGTTGGACAAGTAGTTATGAACAGAGTTAGTGATACAAGATTTCCTAATGATGTTTGTGATGTTATAAAAGAAGGTATCCATACTAAAAGTGGACACCCTATTAGAAATAAATGTCACTTCAGTTGGTACTGTGATGGTAAATCCGATAACCCAACGGATGATGTGGCGTTTGACTATGCCTTAGAGATGGCAGAGATAGTCCTACGTGGACACACAGAGGGACATGTAGATGGTGCGACACATTACCACACTACTGATGTGTCTCCTTCTTGGGCATCACACAAAAGATTCATTGTTCGTATCAACGACCATTTATTTTATAGATGGGATTGACAAATGGAGAATGATGATTTATATTTATATATATTATTATTTATATTTATATTATATTTAATACCATCAATCTTAATAGAGTTTAGTTAATGTTTGAAAAATCATCAGCAATTTTAATACTATGTGAAGAACAAAAAGATGTACCAACTAGAATAGTTGCAGAGTCTTTTATTGGTAGACCATTAGTAGCAGTAAGCATAAGTGGTTGTAGAACAATGATAATTGCCGACGACAGTGAGGAACTACCAATCAATGAAGAGGCTACACATGTGTATAATGACGGTAAAAAGAACGGCATTGGTTTTATTTATGGCAACGCCTTTCTTTTAGAAAGAGATATAAAATGGCATTAAAAATTATCAGAAGGTCTTTACTAACAGGCAGTCTTCACGTTAAGTCTATGCCAGTTAACTACTCAGACTTACGTAGGTGGCAGGGAGGAATAAATGAAGACTTGTGTTTCCCTGAGTTGACACATGAAGAAAAAAGATTTATAGTAACAGGTATGATTGCAGAAGAAGATGCAGAGATAGCACAGTTTGAAAAAGAAATAAATGAATCAATCAAACTACACTAGTGAGGAACTAAAATGAAAAACTTATGGGATAAAGAAAAAAAGATTTTGTTCAGAGAAATGTATCATCAATACCTTGCGGAAGGATACAGTCAAAAGGAAGCAAAGAAATTTGCGAAGGAAGAAGTAGATGAAATGTATGGTGAGGCTATTGACTTTGCCTTCAGCCTAGCAGACACGGAGTATGATGAAGATGCGTAAAGACCCAAAGGAACGTAAGATGCGTAAGAAAGCAATCAAGTTACAGAATGAAACTACAAGCGGCTTCAGAAGAATACCATTCAAAGAAGCCATGAGAAAAATTAGAGAGACACAAGAGGCTAAGAAAAATCCAAACGAAAACTTTAAGAGGTATTAGTATGTCATATAATATGTATTATAATGGAACAAAGTTAGATACTATTAAAGATGATAAAGAACTTAAAGAATACTTAGAAGCACGTAGTATTTTGTGTACATCAATGGGCTTCTTTGTAAAAGCAATAGAAAAAAATAAACTAGAAATATTTGACAACAACAATAAGGTTGGTGTATATTATGCCGAAGACACCTGAAGGAATCAAACAACGTCTACAGACTTTAATGAAGTTAATGGAGTCTGAAGATTGGGAAGACAATATGGACGAGAAAGAAATGAAAGAGATAGAGGAGTGGTTAATTGCAGCCTACAAAGAGTAAAATGATTAAACATACATCGTGTGACAAATGTGGGTCATCCGATGCGAATACATTATATGAAGACGAAAGCATGTATTGTTTCTCATGTGAGACATATACACCACCACCAACACAAGGAGAAAGAGTTGTGACAATACAACAAGTGACACCACAATACCAGCCAAGCACCTTATCCAAAGGACAGGTTGAACCACTAGCCGACAGAAAAATATCTGCTGATACGTGTCGCCGTTATGGTGTTACTATCCTTAACGACAAGCAGGTGTATCCCTATTACGACACCGATGGTAAGCACGTAGCTAATAAGGTGCGTCAACCTAACAAGCAGTTTCATTCAGAGGGCAACATGCCACATGCCGCACTGTTTGGACAGCAGTTGTTCCAACAAAGTGGTAAGTACATTACCATCACAGAGGGTGAGGTAGATGCCTTGTCTGCGTACCAAATGCTTGGAAGTAAGTGGCCTGTAGTGTCTGTCCGTAATGGCGCACAGTCTGCTGTCAAGGACATCAAGCAACAGTTCGAGTATCTTAGTAAGTTCGATAACATCGTCTTGTGTTTTGACATGGATGAGCATGGTAAAAAAGCGGCGGCGGCTGTTGCACAAATCTTTGAACCTAACAAATGCCGCATCATGCAGATGGGTATGAAGGATGCTAACGAATACTTGAAGGCTAACCAAAGCGAGATGTTCACAAAGTGTTGGTGGGAGGCAAGACCATTCACCCCTGCTGGCATACTTAACATGGCAGACTACGAAGGTTTGTATGACGACGATAATAGTGAGACAGTTTTGTATCCTTACAAAGCACTGAATGAAATGCTGTATGGTATTCGCACTGGTGAACTTGTTACATTCACAGCTGGCACGGGGGCTGGTAAGTCTAGCATCATGCGTGAACTACAGCATCACATACTCAACAACAGTGAACACAACATTGGTGTTATATCTCTTGAAGAGAATGTCAAACAATCTATCTTCCACCTCATGTCTGTAGAGGCAAGCAAACGCCTATACATCAAGGAGGTACGTGAGCAATTCACCATCGAACAGTTACGTGAGTGGGAGAAAGCGACGGTAGGTACACGCAGGTTCTTTGCCTTTGACCACTTCGGCTCTATCCAAACTGACGAGATACTTGCTCGTGTTCGTTACATGGTTAAGGCACTTGACTGTAAGTTCATCTTCATCGACCACCTATCCATCTTGGTATCAGGTCTTGAAGGTGAGGATGAGCGTAGAAACATTGACCAAATGATGACTAAGCTACGTTCACTTGTAGAAGAAACACAATGCGCAGTGCTGCTTGTGTCTCACTTACGCCGTACATCAGGTGACAAGGGACAGGAGCAGGGTAAGGAAGTTAGCTTGTCTATGCTACGTGGCTCACACAGCATTGCTCAGATTAGTGACGCAGTGATTGCGTTGGAACGTGACCAACAAGCATCCGACCCTGTAGTTGCCAACACCACTACGGTTCGTGTCCTCAAGAACAGGTACTCAGGAGAGACAGGTATTGGGACATACTTACTATACGATAGAGAGACAGGACGTATGACTGAGATTGACGACCCTAATGCAGAAGATTTTGAAACTATTGATGTAGAGGAGTATCTATGAAGAAACACACAGTAGGATGTACATATGTATATGATGTAACTGGAAAGCCTTGTGGATGGACAGGATATAAAAAAGATATAATAAAAAAAGTTATAAAAGATGACTGCGTTGAAGACGGAAGCCCAATGATTTATGAATGGTGTCCTAAATGTGAAGGGGGTTACTACGGAGAAGATGGAACAGTAGTTGATATTGATTTAGTAGAGGAGTATTTATAATGGCACTTAAACCAATACAAGGCGCAGTGAATATACCATTCAGCCGCCAGCGTTACGAGACATCAGACGCACCAGCAAAGGACATCGTGATGGATTACCTTGTGCGTAATGGTCACAAAATAATTGACAGTAATGAAGATTTTTCTGTTGACATTAAGTCAGAAAAGAACGATAATAAATACTTCAGTGAAGTTGAAATAAAGTATGGATGGAAGGGTGATTGGAATCCTGATTGGAAAGAGATACGTATTCCATATCGCAAACACAAACTGATTAACAAGGTTGCAGATATTGATGGCTTCTTTAACTTCTACATCCTACGCTCTGACCGCAAAGCGGCGTGGCGTATTAAGGACAACATAGTTGCAGAGTCAGAGGTAAAGGAAGCCAAGGGACGTAACATTATTAAAGGTGAACACTTCTTCCACATACCTTACGAGAAAGCGGAGTTGATTTACTTTGAATAAAACTTTGAAAAATTGTAAGTCTTGTAGTAAACATAAACCTATCCACAAGTTTGTTACTGACAAAAGATTTCCTAGCGGAAGAGGTTCTTACTGTATTCCCTGTTACAGGAAAATAGACAAACAAGAGAAGAAAGACTATTGGAAATGAAACGACTAGTAGTTGATATTGAAACAGATAGTTTAGATGCAAAAGAAATCTTTTGTGTCGTAGTTAAGGATATAGACAATGAAAATATTTACACATTTACGCAACAAAATATCGGAACGGTTAAGCCTCTTCTCTCCTCTGGAGATATACTTATTTTTCATAATGGTGTTTCTTTTGATGCTCCTACCCTCAACCGCCTCTTAGATTGTCAGATACCTCTTAACAAGATAAGAGACACATTAATCATGTCACAGATGGCTGACCCTATGCGTGAAGGTGGACATTCACTTGAAGCTTGGGGTGAGTCACTTGGATACAAGAAGATAGACTTTCACGACTTCAGTGCATATAGTAATGAGATGTTGAAGTATTGTATTCGTGATGTAGAGATTACAGAAAAGATATACAAAGCTTTGATACCTACAATGAAGGCGTTTAGTTCACGTTCTATCACATTGGAGCATCAGATACGTAGCATCATAGACAAACAAGAAGCTAATGGCTTTACACTTGATGTGCCAAAGGCGATGCAACTTATGTCTAGGCTGTCTGACGAGGCCGAACAAATCAAAGATGAAATGCAAAAGATATTCCCTCCTATTGTAGAGGCTCGTTACTCAGAGAAGACAGGCAACCGCTTGAAGGATAAGGTTACTGTGTTCAATCCTGCATCACGTAAGCAAATAGCAGAGCGACTAATGGCTTTAGGATGGACACCTGAGAAACACACAGAAAAGGGACAGCCTATTGTGTCAGAGGATGTACTAGAAAAGATAGACATACCAGAAGCACAAAGCATAGCACGTTATCTTTTACTTGAGAAACGTGTATCACAAATTAAATCATGGCTAGAAGCTGTGGGAGATGATGGTAAGGTACATGGTAAGGTTCTTACACTACGAACTATAACAGGACGCATGGCTCACACGTCCCCTAACATGGCACAGATACCAGCTGTGTATTCACCATACGGAAAGGAATGTAGAGATGTATGGACTACTAGCTCTGACAATTATATTCTTTTGGGTAGCGATGCAAGCTCGTTAGAGTTGCGTATGCTTGCTCATTACATGAACGACAAAGACTTTACACGAGAGGTTGTGGAGGGTGACGTACACACTGCCAACCAACGTGCTGCAGGATTACCCACAAGAGATAATGCAAAGACATTTATCTACGCATTCATCTATGGTGCTGGTCCTGCAAAGATAGGAAGCATCGTTAATGGTTCTGCCAGAGATGGTAAATTATTGATAGACAACTTCCTATCTAACATGCCAGCGTTGAAGACGTTACGTCATAAGGTTGACAAACTTGCTTCACGTGGTTACATCAAAGGACTTGACGGACGCATACTACGTGTTCGACAAGCCCATGCTGCAATGAACCTGTTACTACAAGGTGCTGGTGCTATTGTGTGTAAAGAGTGGCTGAAATACATTACGATTGAAGCCCACAGACGTAAGCTTGATTACAGACTTGTAGCTAGTATTCACGATGAATATCAGTTCGAGGTTAGGAAAGACCATGCAGAAGAGCTTGGCAAGGTTACTTCATTAGCAATGAAGCTTACAGAAAAATCTTTAGGTGTTCGCTGTCCACTTGATAGTGAGTATAAGCTTGGAAAGACTTGGGCAGAAACACACTAAAGAAAGTGCTTGACTTATTATTCAAGTTGAGTTACTATATAGTAGTCGATTGGCAATGGTGCTATCGACATCGAAAATTATACGGAGATAAAACGAAATGACAGTTATTACTGGTAAAGCATATTGGGCAAGCGTCCAACAACCTAACACAACATACGAACCTGAGTGGTCAGTAGACATCATTGTTGATGATAACAACCGTGCCGCTATCGAAGCCGACGGTCTTACCATCAAAAATAAAGGTGATGAGCGTGGTGACTTTGTACACATTCGTCAGCGTGTAAAGCGTCGTGACGGAACAGACAACGAAGCACCTATCGTTGTTGATGCACAAACAAACCCTAGCAAAAAGCTTATTGGTAATGGTAGCACAGTCAATGTGCAGTACACACCTTACAGCTGGGAGATGAACGGCAAGTCTGGCGTTACGCCTATCTTAAAGAAAGTTCAAATCATTGACCTTGTGTCATATGGTGAGGACTTTGACACCGTAGAGGGTGGCTATGTTGAAAACAAAGGTGATAACCTTGAAGGTGACATGCCCTTCTAACAACTGAATACACGGGTAAGAGCATGAGTTGTTGGCTCTTGGGATAGTTACGAGGACGGGGACGCTATCACTTTTATTAAGGAGATTATTAATACTATGGATTATTCTTGGTACACATACGCTATTTTTGGTATCATCATTAGTGTAATAATCTATGCTATTTGGCAGGATTTAAGATGACAAAAAATATAGACACACTTATACCCGACATCTACACTATGCTAGAAGAAGGGGTGGACACAGACAATGCTGAGATGCAGATTGACCTAGATGAGTTTGCATCACAGGTGCGTGAGGCTGCGTCTATTATACTCCAAGAGGGACAGCGTGAAGGTAAGACGAACTTACGCCTATCTCAAATCGGTAAGCCAGACCGTCAAATTTGGTTTGGAGTAAAGGGTGTCGAAGGGCAGCCTCTTAGTGGACAAACAAAGATTAAGTTTCTTATGGGACATCTACTAGAGGCTGTTCTAATTTTACTTACCAAAGCTGCAGGACATACTGTTGGTGATGAACAAAAGGAAATAGAAGTAGAGGGCGTGATAGGACATCAAGACTGTGTTATTGATGGTGTGTTAACAGATATTAAATCAGCATCCTCATATGCCTTTAAGAAGTTTCGTGACGGTACACTTGAATACGATGACCCTTTTGGATACATTGCACAGATAAGTGCTTACGCAACTAACAGGGGAGAAAAGGAAGCCGCATTCTTTGCGATTGATAAGAACAGTGGTGAGTTAGCGGTACACAAAGTACATGCCCTTGAGATGATAAACGCACCTGAACGTGTACGTTACTTAAAGGGGATAGTAGAAAGCGATACACCACCGCCTCTTTGTTACAATGACGTACCTGATGGTAAGTCGGGTAACAGAAAACTTTCAACAGGCTGTACATATTGTGGATATAAACACAAATGTTGGGATAACCTACGAGCATTCAAGTACTCAAATGGTATTAGATATTTAACACATGTAGCAAAAGAACCAGAGGTAGAAGAAGTTCATCATGTCAAAGAAAAAGAAGCATCAGTATAAATCAGAAGCAGAATATCAAGCATCACTACAACTACACGAAAACAGGGTAAAGTTTTTCTACGAGCCTAATCGTATTGAGTATGAATGGCGTGAAGATAAATCCTACATACCTGACTTTGTGTTATCCAATGGAGTAATACTAGAAGTAAAAGGAAGGTTCACACTTGAAGACAGAAAGAAACATCTGTTTATAAAGCAACAGCATCCTGAACACGACATTCGCTTTGTGTTCCAAGCACCCAACAATAAACTATATAGGGGCGGTAAGATGACATATGCTGATTGGTGTGAGCGTTACGGTTTCAGATATTGTAAGTTATCAGAAGGCATACCAAAAGAATGGTTTGACAATCAATATGAAACCGACTAAGATAGATATTATCACGGATGAGTTTCATCCCGACCCATCATCACCAGAGCGTACACTATTTATGTGTGTTCTTTTACAAGCGTTACTTGACGCAACTAAACCTGAATACGCAGGTGAACCAAAAGAAGTGATGATAGAAAGAGACAGAGCAAAGGCTTGGTTCTTTGCATCATATGGGACAACAGCAAAAGACTTTGAGGAAGTATGCGACCATGCTGGTGTTGACCCCGAATATATGAGAGATTTCGCATACAAAGTTTTAGAATCAGGAGAGGTAGAATATGTCAGAAAAAGAATCAACGCAGTCCTTGGACATGGTAAATAATCCAGAACACTACAATGCTAAAGGTGTTGAGTGTATTGATGCTATTGAGGCATCCATGTCAGCCGAAGAGTTTCAGGGCTACCTAAAAGGTAACTTGATGAAATACACATGGAGATATAGGTACAAAGGAAAACCTGTGGAAGATTTGAAAAAAGCTGAGTGGTATCTCAAAAAGCTTATTGCTTCCGTTGAGGAGACATGTTATAATTCGAGTTCTGTTGTCTCAAAGGACGACTCCGATTATGTAGATATTGTGAGAGGAAAAATACCCCTATGGAAAACCAAACGATGAACACCGCATTACCAACAGATTACCAAACATTTATAGCAACTTCACGCTATGCTAGATGGATAGAAGAAGAAGGCCGCAGAGAAACATGGAGCGAAACTGTTGACCGCTTTATGGAAAATATTGTTAACCCAGTAGACATCAATGATAAAGATAAAAAAGATATACACGATGCTATCCTTACGCTACAGGTTATGCCAAGTATGAGAGCATTGATGACTGCAGGTGCGGCGGCAAACAGAGACAATACATGTATATACAATTGTAGCTATCTACCTGTAGACCATCCTCGTGCATTTGATGAGGCTATGTTCATCCTGTTGTGTGGTACAGGCGTAGGCTTCTCAGTTGAAAGACAGTCTATCCAGAAACTGCCCATCGTGCCTAAAGACATTGACTATGTAGAAGATATTATTGTGGTCAAAGATAGTAAAGAAGGTTGGGCTAAAGCACTGCGTAAGCTTATCTCTTTGCTGTACACAGGGGACATACCTAAATGGGATTTATCCTCTATCAGACCTGCAGGAGCAAGACTAAAGACATTTGGTGGTAGAGCCAGTGGACCAGAGCCTTTGAATGATTTATTTAACTTTGTTATTTCTAAGTTCAAAGGTGCGGCTGGTCGTAAACTTAACAGTGTAGAGTGTCACGACATCATGTGCAAGATAGGTGAGGTTGTAGTTGTCGGCGGCGTACGTCGTAGTGCTATGATTAGTTTGTCCAATCTGTCTGATGATAGGATGCGTCACGCTAAGTCTGGGCAATGGGGGAAGACTGAGAGACAACGTGCATTAGCTAATAACTCTGTAGCCTATACGGAGAAGCCTAACATGGAAACATTCTTACGTGAGTGGACTGCCCTTGTAGAATCTAAGTCTGGTGAGCGTGGTATATTTAGCCGTGAAGCTGCAGACAAACACGTAGAGCGTAATGGTCGTCGTGATACAGGTAAGGAGTGGGGTACAAATCCGTGTAGTGAAATTATCCTACGTCCCTACCAGTTCTGTAATCTTACTGAGGTTGTTGTCCGACCAACAGACACAGAGAAAACTTTAGCAAAGAAGATACGACTTGCTACCATATTAGGTACAATACAATCTACCTATACATACTTACCTTACTTGCGTCCTATATGGCGTAAGAACACTGAAGAAGAAAGGCTGTTGGGTGTAAGCCTGACAGGGATTATGGATAATGAAATTACATCTAAACCTACGGAAAAATGTCTTGACTCGCTTAGAAGTGTTGCTATACAAACAAACAGCGAAACTTCTGAGCAACTTGGAATTAAGCCATCTGCGGCAATCACCTGTGTCAAGCCTAGTGGCACTGTGTCGCAGCTTGTTGATAGTGCCTCTGGCATCCATGCTCGTCATAGTGACTATTATATTCGCACTGTCAGAGGTGATAACAAAGACCCTCTCACGAAGTTCCTAACTGATTCAGGCATACCTGCAGAGGCTTGTGTAATGAAACCAGATAGCACAACAGTCTTTAGCTTCCCTGTCAAAGCTCCAAAGGGTGCTGTTACTCGTAACGATATGACAGCTATCGAACAGCTTGAATTGTGGAAGACATATGCACTACATTGGTGTGAACACAAACCATCTGTTAC